GCACGGCAGAATATTGTATAATATGCTTAAGGACGCAGTAGAAGAAAATAGACCTGTATTCTTCATTCATGGTGCAGTTGGTGTAGATGAAAGAGAAGAAGTTCGTAGAATTACTGAAGAAGAAGAGAATGCAATTATCGTAGCATCATACGGAACATTCTCTACTGGTATTAACATTCGTAATCTACACAATGTTATTTTTGCTTCACCAAGCAAGAGTAAGATTAGAACACTACAGTCTATTGGTCGAGGATTACGTTTGGGTGATAACAAGAAAGAAGCCATTCTATATGACATATCGGATGACATGACGTATAAGAGTAGGAAGAATTTTACATTAGAACATTTTATCGAACGAATGAAAATTTATAATGATGAGAAGTTTGAATATAAAATATATACGTTAAATCTAAAGGAAGAATAATGCTTTGCAAAGTACTTAAATTGACAAGTGGCGATACTGTCATAGGCAACATCGTTGAAGAAAGTAAAAGTTTCATTGAGATTCATCGTCCAATGAGAGTTGTTATTGTTCCTAAAGTGTTAGAAGAAAATACATTCAACTTATCCATGATGAAGTGGGACCCACTAATGAATTTTACGTTACCGTCAAGAATATTTAAACAAAGTATTGTTTCGGTATCAGAAGCGACAGATGACGTATTGGAAGTCTATACTGAATTATACAATCAGTATGAGGCAGGAGAGCAAGAAGAGAACATTGTATTGCAGAATAGAAATAAAGAATTCGATTCTGAAGAAAAGGTAAGAGAAGAAATTGATAGGATGAGAGCATTAGCTATTGTATCTGCTAACACACAGACTATACATTAACTAAGTCTTTATCAAAAGGGACACAGTAATAATACACTATTGTCAAGTGATTGTCAACAAATTGAGGTAAATTATGAACACTACTGCCATACCAGCAACAAAAGTAAAACACTACGTAAACAACGAACATTTTTTAGAAGAGATGGTTGTTTTTCGTGCGGCTGTTAAAGAAGCAGAAGCAACAAATGGCGAACGCCCAAGAGTACCTGAGTACATTGGTGAATGTCTTTTTAAGATTGCAACGCACTTGGCACGTAAACCAAACTTTGCAAACTACACATTCAAAGAAGATATGGTGTCTGATGGCATTGAAAATTGTCTACTATACATTGATAACTTTGATCCAGAGAAGTCTAAAAATCCATTTGCATACTTTACTCAAATTATTTACTATGCATTCTTGCGAAGAATTCAAAAAGAAAAAAAACATTTGTACATCAAGTACAAGAGTATGGATAACGTTATCATAAATTCACTCATTGAAAACAATGGAGAAGAATACGTATCAGCAGGACTAAATGGTGTACTTCACGATTCGTATAGCGAAGAATTCATTAGTGATTTTATTAATGCATTTGAAGCAAATAAAGAAAAAAAGATTGCCAGCGCAAAACCTAGAAAGAAAAAGTCTACTGGCAATACCGTGTTTGATGAATTTTTGGAGATCAATGATGCAAACTCCCATTCCAGCCCAACTTGAAAATTGGTTAAAGATTGTTGAAAATAAACGTTCGCCGCAAGACTTAAGAGCAACCGCAGTCTTGCATTTGACAGCGATTCGTGATATAATCAATAAGTCTTTAGGCGCAACAACGAACAATCAAGGGCGAAGAAAGTATGAGAATATGTCTACTAGGTGATACGCACTTTGGTGTTAGAAATGACTCCAAAGCGTTTCATGCTTACTATGAAAAGTTTTATGATGAAACATTCTTTCCTGAATTAGCGGAAAGAGGAATTCGTACCATCATTCAACTTGGTGATTTATTTGATAGACGTAAGTATATCAACTTTCATTCACTCATGGAAAGTCGTAGATACTTTTTTGACAGATGCGTTGAAGAGGGCATTACACTTCATGCATTGATTGGTAATCACGATATTTTTTGGAAAGAAAGTCTCGAAGTTAATTCGCCAGACTTGCTGTTACGTGACTATCACAATATTCGTTTGTGGCAAAATCATGGTACATTAGAAGTCGATGGAATTAAAATTGATATGATACCATGGATATGTAAGAGTAACGAAACAGAAATCTTTGACTTCATTAAGAACAGCACTTCATCTATGTGTATGGGGCATTTTGAACTTGCAGGATTTCCATTGTCTAGAGGCGTAGATAGCCACGATGGTATTGACTATAAGTTTCTAAGCAACTATAATAGAGTGTTCAGCGGACACTATCATACTTTCTCTGAACATGATGGAATCACGTATGTGGGAACTCCATACGAACTCTTTTGGTCAGATTACCAAGATCAAAAGAAATTTGCCATTCTAGATACGGAAAGCATGAAAGTTGAGTATGTAAATAATCCACATAGAATGTTTTACAAAGTCAACTATGATGATGGTGTTGATAAACTAAAGATTGAAGACTTGAAGAATATGGACTTCTCCAAGTATGCAAATGCTTATGTGAAAGTTGTCGTTGTCAATAAACAAGACCCATACTTATTTGAGAAACTAGTTGATGAAATATATAAAGTAAGTCCAGTCGATGTAACAATCGTTGAAGACTTTACTGAATTTAGTGAGACCGAAGAAGATGAAGACATTGTTAATCAAGCAGAAGACACAATGTCAATTCTATCTAAATTTATTGATGCACAAAGTTTGAATATCAATGATCCAAATAAACTTAAAACATTGATGCGTGAACTTTATGTTGAGGCACTATCGACGGAGAATATAGAATGAGTACATATAAAGGTATCACTAATGATACACAATCTCGAAAATTATTGATCCCATGGATGGTTTTAGATCCAGCGTTCAGTTCGGCCGAATTGACAACTATCGAAAATTATTGTAAATCATTACCTTTAGTTGTGGGTGTATCATCTGACGGCGTTGGCCACACCGAAGAAGCTGAAAAAAAGTTTCGTGTATCAAATGTGAGTTTTCATTATTCAAATGATCCAAAACTAAAATTTGTATTTGAAAAATTTAATAATGTATTTGAATATGTAAATTCGAATTTTTATAATTTTGATATAAATGGATATGATTATTTTCAATATGCGGAATATGATGCTAAAAAATCAGGCCGATATGATTGGCACATGGATTTAACTTTCGGCGAATCTTCCAGAGATGTGTATTCAACTAGAAAATTATCAATGAGTATGCTTTTAAATACTCCAGGAGTAGATTTTGAGGGTGGAGATTTTCAAACATTTTTGGCTAAAGAAATAAATGTTCCATTGAAAAGGGGCCAAATACTTATATTCCCATCATTCATTGTTCATAGGGTCAAACCAGTAACTAAAGGAGTTAGAAGGTCATTAGTGATTTGGGTTACTGGACCAGGATTTAAATAATATATGATAATTTTTCGTAATTTACGTTGGAAGAACTTCCTAAGCACTGGCAACTTTTTTACTGAACTCAAATTAGATAACGACAACACAACATTGATTGTCGGCTCTAATGGTTCAGGTAAATCAACCATGCTTGATGCATTGACATTTGTTTTGTTTGGCAAACCGTTTCGTAGTATTAACAAAGGACAACTTGTAAATACTATTAATGGTAAAGATGCAGTCGTTGAAATTGAATTCGACACAGGCAACAAGTCATACAAAATCGTTCGTGGTATTAAACCAAATGTGTTTGAGATTTACTGCAATGGGCATTTAGTTAATCAAGATGCGGCAGTCAAAGACTATCAAGAACATCTAGAGAAATTCATTCTCAAACTCAATTACAAATCGTTTACTCAAATTGTTGTATTGGGTTCGGCATCGTTTACTCCATTCATGCAGTTGTCTGCTAGTGACAGACGTTCTATCATTGAAGACTTGTTAGATATTCAAATCTTTTCACGCATGAACGGTGTGCTTAAAGATAAGTTTCTTTTACTGAAAGAAAAACATTCACAATCAAAGTATGCAGTAGACTTGAAGAGTGAAAAGATTCAATATCAAATTCAGTTTATTGATTCGCTAAACAAGAATAATGCAACTCAGATTTTATCTAAGCAACAAGATATCGCAAACACGCAATTATTGATTGCCGAGAGTGAAACTAAATGTGCGACAATACAAACAAGTTTGTCGGAAATGATTACACAAATTTCAGACAAATCTAAAGTCGATGCAAAGTTATCTAAGTTTAAAACTTTACAACAAAGTTTAGTAAAGACTCATAAAAAAATTGATACTGACATTGAGTTTTATCATAACAATGATGATTGTCCTACATGTAAGCAAGCCATTGGTAATGAATATAAACTGCATATTGTAGAAGAGAGAAATAAAAAATTATCTGAAGTTGAAGATGCGTTGAAAAAAGTTAAAGATGAACTTGGCACCGTTAATGATAGACTTAGTGAAATCGAAACGATTGCTGAACAGATTCAAACATTGAATTCGCAGTTAACATTTGAACAGAGTGAGATTAGAGTAAATAAAAGACACATCGACAATATCAATAAAGAGATCGAACGTTTGAATTCTGTTAAAGATGATGTTACCTCTGAACAAGAAAAACTTGCTACGTTGAATACAGAACTTGCAGAATTAGAATCTGAAATTAAAGTTATTGCTGAAGAACGATTGTACTATGAAGTCGCAACAAACTTATTAAAAGATACAGGTATCAAAACGAAAATCATTCGTCAGTACATACCAGTGATTAACAAGTTAGTTAACAAGTATCTTGCGGCATTAGATTTCTTTGTGAACTTTAATTTAGACGAATCATTCAAAGAGACAATCAAGTCTCGCCATCGTGATGATTTTACATATGCATCATTTAGTGAAGGTGAGAAGCAACGTATTGATATGGCATTGATGTTAACATGGCGTGCTGTTGCTAAACTGAAGAACTCGGCAAGCACAAACATATTAATACTTGATGAAATCTTTGATTCGTCATTAGATACAAATGGTACAGAAGACTTAATGAAAATCTTAAACATGCTTGAAGGTTCTAATTTGTTTGTTATATCACACAAAGGTGATATTTTACAAGACAAGTTTGCAAATGTAATTAGATTCGAAAAAGTCAATAATTTTTCAAGGATAACAAAATGAAAATACTTAGTCAATATTTTGGACAAGATTTAGATAGACAAGCAGAAATATTCTTTGATGATAATTTCTATAAAGTAAGAGCAAGAAATGAATGCGGCACTTACTTTGTTGCCTTTTTTGAAAGAGTAGATGATGCTGAAAATTTTGCAGAGAATTATGTAATGGGAGAAACACATGAACCTTGAATTAGTACCTGAATCTGCAACAGTATTGCATGAACAATGTTTAGAATTTGATTTTGCAAATCCTCCTTTTGATCCAAAAGAATTGGCACAAGCATTACATGATAAAATGGTATCAAGAGATGGACTTGGATTGTCAGCAAATCAAGTTGGAATTCCATATCGTGTTTTCGTAATGAGAACAGGTGATGAACCATTTGCAATATTCAACCCTAAAGTTGTTGATGTATCCGATAAAGAAATTCCCATGAAAGAAGGATGTTTAAGTTATCCTCTTTTATTTCTAAGTATCAAACGTCCAGATGCAGTACGCATTCGATATCAAACTGTAGATGGAGAAACTACTACAGAACGATTCATCGGAATGACTGCTAGAATTGCATTGCATGAGTTTGACCATATGCTTGGAAAAGTATATACTGAACAAGCATCAGCATTTGAAACACAACGTGCATTACGCAAACGTATGATTCTAAAACGTAAGGTAAAGAAATGAAACCTTGGCAACATGGATATAATATAGACTATCTTAAGGGTCTAGAAGCGCAATATGCAGACTACAATGCATATACGCTATCTCCTTTTGCAAAATATAAAAAGAACAATATTGCAGAGTCTTTAAAAAATGAAACTCTTATGATTCTTGATGACGCAATGTTTGATATGACAATCAGCAAAGTTGCATCAGATATTACAATGCATGGTGACACAGTTATTGCTAAAAAATTAAAAGGTGACATTTCAATAGGAAAACTTTCTGGTAACATCAATACGATCAAACAAAAAATTTCTATGATAGTTGGAAATAATTTTTGGTTAACTGTATGGGCAGAGAACAAAGCACATTGTGCAATGGCTGAAGAGTTAGGTTTCTGTTATGTTGGTCCGAAGATTACAACATACGGAGAAGTACATGCAATTTATTTTAAGAGTAACAGTCCTATTCCACGTTTGTTTCCTAAAGTAGAATCAACAGAATATTTAAGCATTAAAAAGATTGGTTCAATTACGCCAGAATTTATTGAATCCGTTTCTGCTAAGTTAGCAACATTGCCTGCATTCACGAACCATTACAGTAATTACAATAAAGACAAAGCATGGTCTGCATTGTCACTACGTGGTTATCGTCCAGAACCAGAATTCATTACAAAGCCTTCAGAGATGAGTGATGACTGGAAAGAAAAAAACAAAGACGTAAAATTTGAATTGCAAGACACACCACTCTATGATATGTTTCCTGAAGTGCGTGAGTTGTTGAGTAAATATAAAGAAGTGCATCGTGTTCGTTTCATGCAATTGAAACCTGGCGGTGGAGAACTTGAACGACACACCGATCAAGTTGATAAAGACTCTGGTGGGTCTAAAGGCAAACTAGCAAGACTACACATACCAATCATTACTAATCCAGACATGATTTTTACTGTGTGGGATACTAAAGGCAATCCACAGAAGGTGCATATGGAAGTTGGAGACTTGTGGTTCTTAGATACACGTAAGCCACATCAAGCAATCAACAATGGAACAGATAATAGAATTCACTTAGTCATAGACGCAATTTCTGAAGGAGAACTGTATGAGTCGCTTGTATCCTGAAGAAATTTCTGATATAATATCAGAATGGCAAGACCCTAATCCTGCACCGATAGTTGAGATGCACCATGGCTTTCATGTTGTGCGTGATGACTTGTTAGAGTATGGAAGTAAAAGTCGATTTATTGACCATCTTGTGAAGACTACCGAATGTGATGAATGGGTTTTTGGTGGTGCAAACAAAGTTGGTTGGGGTCCTATATCATTAACGTATGTATGTAATCTCTATGGAAAAAAAGCAACGTTCTTCATGGCTAAACGCAAAGAGCCTACGTGGCATCAGCAAAGAGTGCTTGACCTTGGCGGTACTATTCATTGGGTTGACAATGGTATGCTTACTGTGACAAAAGCAAGAGCAAGACGTTATCAAGAAGAAGATACAAAGCACAGACAATGCTTGCCTTTAGGATTAGAACATCCATCTGTGCTTGCATCGATTGTTAAAGTTGCAAGAGATTTAAAAATCAAACCAACAGAGATTTGGACTGTTGCATCAAGCGGAACGTTGAATCGTGGATTACAAATGGCATTTCCCAATGTGCCTGCATATGCAGTAGAGATTGGGCACAAGATGAGTGACTACGAAAAAGGTCGTGCTATCACTATGCGTTCACCATATAAGTATGACCAAGTAGTTGAAGAGAGTCAAGCACCACCATATCCATCTGAGAAATACTACGATGCTAAACTTTGGCAGTTTGTAGTAAGTAGCGGGAAACCAGGCGCACTAATTTGGAATGTAGCTTAATTAATATTCGAAGGAGTCGAACATGAGTAACGAAGAAGATAAATTTAAAAAATCTAAACGAATCCTTGAAGATGAAAATGCAATACGAAAGCAATTAAAGATTGCAAAGGCGTATAAAATACCAGTTGAATCTCCGCATCAATTAGCTAAACATCATGTATTAGATTGTGGTAATCCTAATTGTGTGATGTGTGCAAATCCTAGAAAAGTATGGAAAGAAAAAACAATTCAAGAGAAACGTTTTGAACAGACTGAAAAATTTGATAATGATTAAAGAAAAATATCTTGGCGCATATATGCAAACTGCAAAAATTTTTGCAGAATTGAGTAGCGCAAAACGCAAACATGTTGGTGCTGTGGTTGTTAAAGATGACAGAATCATTTCAATCGGCTACAATGGTATGCCAAGCGGATGGGATAATGATTGTGAATTTGTTAGTCATACAGATTTTACTGGCACGATAGTAACAAAAACAAAACCAGAAGTTCTTCATGCGGAGTCTAATGCAATTGCTAAACTAGCAAAGTCTACCGAGAGTGGTGATGGTGCAAGTATGTTTATTACTTGCGCTCCATGCATGGACTGTGCTAAAATGATATTTCAAAGCGGCATCAAAGAAGTATTTTACGGTGAAGACTACCGTGATGATGATGGGATTCGTTTCCTAAATAAATGCGGAATAACAGTAAAACAGATAACATGAAATACGGCAACAAAGCAGAAGGCGTAAATGTTCATAATGATATCTCTATGGACATAAATCGAGGAATTCGTAGAGTACCCCGACCATCATTAAAACTTATTGGTGAATGGCGAGTGCAATGGGCTAATAGTGATGCAGTTATTCATATGACATTTGAAGAATATAAAAGAAAAATGATAACTAAGTGGTACAGAGAAAAGAAGCGGAAAAATAATACATGACAAAACATTTTTATGAACGTAACGATTGGTTGTTGAACCACGAAACAAACAAGACATTTGAAGAAGTGCAATGGATGACTGAAGACGAATTTCGTCAATGGTTCATCGATTTGCGTAAAGCAGTTGTACACTCATGGGACACTATGGGTCAACCACCAAGAGTTGGTTGGAGTGAAGATGCAATTAAAAAGCAATTCAAAGAGATGTATGGATTTCCTGTGCATGAGTTTGAACATGTTGACGAATTGACTGGTGAGAAAGATGTAATTCGAAACACTAGCGTAGTTGGTAATGCGGCTAATCAATGGTTCCCGACTATGATGAAGACACGCATTAACTATACTAAGAATGATGATGGTCTTTCAATCTACGACCACTTTCTCAAAGATGAATTACTTGAGAAGACATTGAAGTATTCCAAACGACACTTTAAGCGTGATTCGTTCTATGCATATTCAAACACAATCAAAGTCAATGATATTATCAATGTCGGTTCTTATAACGTGAAGTTTAAGAATGGCGATGATTTTGTTCGTTGGTTTGAAGAGAACAATATTCGTCAATATGGTTATGACTATTGGGTAGAGAGTCGTGACGATGATGAAGAGTATAGTGGTTACAATGAAAAACTTAAAGATGCAAAGTATCTTGAAGTGACACAAGATATCATAGATACAATTCCATCTAAGTCTACAATGAACATAAAGTCGTATGACCAGAAGAAGTATCGTCTGCGTATGTACAAGTATGGACAAAAGATTTTCCCTGTTGGCTTGAAAGCATTCCGAGTATCGTGGTGCCAATATGCTGTTAACTTCCCACCATTGACTGCAAAACTTCTTTATGAAAAATTTACTAGACACGTTAAGAACCAAGATAGAATTGTTGTTTACGATCCCTCTTCTGGTTGGGGTGGGCGTATCTTGGGTGCTATGGCTTCTCGTACTTCTCTTCCTTTACACTATGTGGGTACTGATCCTAATACCGATCACAGCATTAGTAGCGATAGCGGCAGTCCTAGTACTAAATATGCCGACTTGGCTAATTTCTATAACTCCGCAAAGAACGAAGGAGTTTTGTTTGAACAGTCCAACACTTATGAAATTTTTCAACTTGGTTCAGAAGTTGTCAGAGATGATAGTTCGTTCCAAAAGTACAAGGGCGAATTAGACATGGTGTTCACTAGCCCTCCTTACTTTGCTAAGGAAGCGTATAGTGAAGACCCAACTCAATCGTATAAAAAGTTTACTGGCTATGATGCATGGCGTGAAGGCTTCTTGCGTCCAACGCTAGAGACTGCGGTTGAGTATTTGCGTAATGACAGATATCTACTTTGGAATATTGCTGACGCTAAGTTTGGTGCTGACATGTTGCCACTTGAAAAAGATAGCAAAGATATTTTGGAATCACTCGGTATGCAATTCAAAGGTGTAGTTAAAATGGCACTAGCACAAATGCCAGGCGGCAATCGTATTGACCCTGACACTGGTTTACCTAAAGCAAAGAATTTTTGCAAGGTGAATGGAATGTGGTTGAAGTATGAACCAATTTTTGTTTTTTATAAGCCATGACGAATGAATATTGTCTATCCCCAATGACAATAGATGAAATAAAAAATTTAGTCGGAACTACATTTATATCATCTTTTCAAAAAGAAATGGACTCTATATTAAAGCCATTACAAAAACATATTGAAAAAGGAAGACCATTATCTTTAGGAAAAGAAATATGGGAATATGCGATATCTGATAGTATAGTAAATGGTGAATGGTGTGGTGCGGGAAGTAATATTGTTGATGTTAAAATAGGAAATGATATTGGCATAGATGTTAAGAGTATTAGTATAAGCGGAAACAAAACTAATAGTTCTAGCATGTATCAAACTTTCTACGGAGAAACAAAAAAACACTTTGACAATAATAATACTGAAAATTTATGGGATTTGTTTGTTAATGGTTGGTACAACAAAACCACTTCTATAAAAAATTATTATCTGATGGCAATTATTAGAGAAAGAGAAACTCTAGATTGTTCTTTATGTTGTTTTAAACTTAACCCAAATATTCCTGTAGTATATTCTAATAATTTACGTAAGTTAAATAAAAAAACAATGAAAGTTGATGGTATTGTTAGTGATGAATATGCTCATATGGTGGTATATGTTAGTAAAACTAGATTAGAAATATCTTTTAAAAAGAAGTTGTGGGAATCTAAAAATCATACTCTAAAAATATATAAAAATCCTTGGTCAACACAATCAAATTTAATTAAATTTTTTATTTCAGACCCCGTAAGTGCTTGATTTATAAAG